GAACCATAACCAAGACTTGAAATATTCCAATTAGTTGCATCAGAACTATATCCAACTAATCCACTTTGTCCAACAGAAACTATATTATTTCCAAAAGTAACAGAATTAAAATTATTTGTTGTTAATGGTGTTATAGTCTGCCAATTATAAATTGGGTCTTTTTTGTTTATATAAAGAGAAGAAATCGACACATCAGGATTAGTATTTTCAAAATAACCAAATCCACCAGAATTTATAGATATTTCCGAAATAGATGTACCAGAAGAAACTATAGCAGTTCCAATAGCAGGTATAATATTTCTTTCATTTACAATAACAATATCACTTAACTCTTCTTTTAATCCGTCAACAGAACTAAAAATCGGGAACGCATTATCGACATATATGAATGAATCAAGTTCTGAAACATTTTTTATTAGTTGAGAAGAAGGGATTACTCTGGATTTTAAATCTGGTCTAGATTTTGATTGTAAGGTTCCATTAATTATTCTATCTTGAGTTTGTTTAATCCAAGTTAAAGGTCTATCTTTAGTTAAATCTGTGTTTATACCAATGCTATTGTATGTAAAAGTGTCAAACGCATCAGTGGAAATAATAGTTTTAACAACTCTTTCAAACTGTGCTCTATCTGTTGGGTCTAAAATATTTTCTTCAATTATTACTGTATCACCAGATTTTATAGTTTTTGGTGGATCTACTTGTTCAACATCTAAATCAGAACCTTTATAGAAAAGAACTGTGCATTTGCTATTTTTTCTTGGTGGTTCATTAAAAACAATTCTTGAACCTGAGAATTTATACGATACCACAGGTTGCTGTAGTATGTCATTAATATAAACAAACAAATTATTTTCTATGTTCAGTTTACTAGTTGGTGAAACCTTTAGACTAATAGTATCTCTGATTCCATTTTCAGTTACAGTCAATGAGAATTTTTTCTTAACACCATTAAAATATTGACTTATATCATCAAATTGTATAAACTGACCTGGATAAAAACCACTAAATTTATCAGTAAATATTTCCTCAACAGATATTCTAAACTCACTAAATGATGCACCAATTCCTGGTCTAGTAGTTATTCCAACAACTGATAATACATCTCCGACTTTATAACCAAATCCAGGTTCTTCCAATTCAAATCCAACTATACTAGTTCCAGAACCAACAACAACTGATACCCTTGCACCTTCACCATCACCAGTTGTTCCAGTAACGTAAGTGATTGGCAAATCACTATATCCTGATGGTAAATCAATCAAGACATTTGGCAGTGGGTCCGAAGTATATCCAGAACCAGCATTAACCACTGCTAATGCTGTAATTGTTCCACCAGCACCAATGGATGATGAGAATGATGCTCCAATTCCCTGAGAAGCATTTAAAGACAGTACAGGAGGAATTCTATAACCAGATCCACTTCCAGTCAAAGTAATACTTGATATTGTTCCAGCAGCAGAAACTGTTACAGTTGCAGAAGCACCAACTAAAGGTTGATATCCAAATCCACTGTTTATACCAACTCTAACTATTCTACCAGCGTTTGGTATTCCACTAATAAATTTAAAGGTATTTTGATTTGAAGTATCAATTATATAATCAGTTCCAGAAACTTGTGGAATATTATTAATTAAAATTATTGGATTATTATTAATATCACCAGAAGCATCCACACTAACAGAACTATTTGTATTAGTATATAATCCAACAACATTTTGTTTGTTTGATTTTAAAATATAATTTAATCTAGTAATGTTGAATGATGTAGTTGCTATGCCAGTAAACACATTATGATTTGGTACAATTTCAATAAAACCAGAACCAATTAAGTTTACTCTAGTACTTGGTAAGATAAATTTATCTTCAAATGTATTTTGAGTTACTACATCACCAATTGCAATACCTGAAGTATTAATTCCAGAAATTATTTTTTTATTTGATGAATCAAGTGTTCCTGTAATAATGCCAACAAACACATCTGACCCTGTAAAGTTTTGTGATATATCATCTAATATAATATTTTTATCATTTGGTAAACCGGGGTCAAATTTTCTACTAAAAACTCTTCCTTGGAAAGAAGAACTAACTTGAAGACCCTCAGGACCTATTTTTCCATAAGGAGGAACAGCAAAATGTATAACATCCTTTACAATGTTGAAATTTCCTCTACAAAGAGTAACTTCAGAAACACTACTATGATTTTGCTGAACAGTTCCTAAAAATCCTCTAATAACCTGAACAGAATTAGTAGAACCAATTCCAATATTTTTAACTCCAAAAAATTCTTGATTTATTTTAAAAATATCTTGAGAAGTTATTGATGTTATTCCTGAACTTAAGAAAATAAAATCAGTTCCAATAGCTACTGAAGATGCTAAACTTACATTTACATCTCTAATATAAACAGGACTTTGAATAATGTTATCTAATACAATTAAAGTGCTTGCATTTGCATTATCAAATTCAAATGCATGTGTTCCTATTCCTAAAGAATTAATATCTAACGGTCTTTCTGTTGGAAGACCAGAAACTTTAAATGCATCGTCATTACATTGATTGATGTATAATGTTGAAGGTAATTTATTGGTCCCTAAACCAACGGGAGACAGAAATATGTCATCAATAATATTTGTTCCACCAACATTAGAACCTAAAATCGTAATTCTATCAGTTAATGCATATCCAACTCCACCATCAACTATTTCAATTTTACTTAAGTCACCAAGAGAATTTCTATAAACATTAAACTTTGCATTAGTTCCAAATCCAGAATTAGTACTAGAAATATTCAAATATGAATTATTTGCTGCTGCAGGAATTCTTGAACTGGATACTTTAGAGACTGTAAATGATAAATCATTGGTAGTATCAGAACCACCAAAAAAAGTTCCTGATATTGATACTGTATCCCCAATTTTATAACCACTTCCACCACTGTTTAAAATTACAGATGTTGAAATTGGTTGTCCAGTGGAAGAATTATATACAATAAAAGCACTAAATTTTGCCCCTGTTCCAATTCCAGATGAAGATTTTTGTGGATATCCATCTGGATAACCATAGTAAGCATTTTGATTTCCAGAGAAATTTGGAACTACAGATGCCGATGTCCCTACAATTGGACCAGTAACTGAAACATTATAACCATTTTCATATAAGGCACTTCCTATTCCACCAGAAATTTTAGTTATAATTGAAGAATTATTTGATGATACTGAAAGATAACTAGTATTTCCAAAACTTACAACTCTAACAATAGAATCTTCAACCGCTGATGTTGTAGCAATTCCAATAGAAGAACCAGATGGTGAAAAATAAGTTATTTTTTGACCAACTTGAAAATTATGATTTTCAATATTAAAGATATTATCAGTTAAATCTACTATGTCCGCATCAGAAGAATTAAATTGTCTGTAGAAAAATGGAATATTATTTTCAGTTAGTTTAAAACTAGTTATTCCAATAATTTCATTTGAAGGAATTGTTCTAGTTATTCTAACAGAATCTTCTCTTAATATTTCAGTTAAACTAGTTCCCTGTAAAAGATTATGAGGTATATTTAAATTTACAGAATTTATTCCAACTGAAGTTATATAAGTTAAATCAGGAATTATATATGATGAAAATCCTACATAATCTCCAACTTCTAAACCTAAAGTTGAAATTCCTAATGTTCTTCTTGAATATGAACTAAAGGTTGCAGTTAGTATTCCAATAACTTCATAATTTGAAGAACCATTAAATTGATTACTTATATCATCAATATTGGCAACTTTATTTGTTTTATTAAGAATATAAGGTTTTAGGGGAATTCCAAATATAGGACCAGTAACACCAATACCAGCAACAACAGCATCTTGAGCACCTATCTCAATTCTTTCTATTGAACCGTCTTCAAATTGATTTTCAGGGTCTTCGGTAACGATAGTAAAATTATTTCTTCTGTAAACAGAAGAGTCACTATCAATATTAACAATAAATGTTGAATCCGATTCGATAGGATTCATTTTCATATTTGTTGAAGCAGTACTGATTATATTCAAATCAGAAAATTCTTTAAATCCTGCTGGATGAATTACAGATTTTACTGGTTCTCTCCAAGTAGAATATGGTATTTGACTTCTAATTGAATAGGAAAATTTCTGGTAGTAATCATTATCAGAAATTCTTTGCTGATAATCATTTAGAGTTCCTGACATGTCTACGGAATCTACAAGATTATCTCTAACTACACCCAGATTAGATTCTATGTTAAATGTATTAACGTTTTCAATTGTTCCATTTAATTGAGACTTCTCACCTAAAAGTTTATTACCAATCTTTAAGATTCCTTTTGAATCTGTCAGTCTTATTTGATTTATTTTTCCATCCCAACCATCTTTTAATACTTTAGCAGAAAATGTATTAGTACCAAATTCATCAAATCCTAAAACTTCTTCCTCAGAGAAATAATTAAGGTCGTCTATCAATTTCATATCAAACTTTGCCATAACTTTTTTATTAGTTACATAACCATAACCAAAATCATTAATATATGGACCAAGATTTGATGAATAACCAGTCATATCATAGGTAACTGTATAATTAACAGTGCTAATTCCAGTTACTTTAAAGAATTTATATCCATAATCGGAAGAATTGTAGTTATCTTTAATAATTATGGCACCAGACTTATCAGTTTCAGTTAAAGAAATTCTACAATTTTCTACAAATATTTCATCTCCAATTGAAAATGGGAAATCTATTTCTTGCCCACCATATGAATTGGCAATTAAAGGATATATTTGTTCATCAGAATTTACCAATTCAAGTGTAACTAAAGAACCAGAAACAGTAATATTTTCAATATCGTAACCATTTGTATTTTTTGTTGGTATAATTTCTAACGGTTGGTCCAAATTAGTTACATTTTTTATAATATTAACTTTAGAGACAGAACCACCTTGTATATTGCAAGATAATTCCACATCATCATTTCCAACTACCTTTAAATAAGGAGCAGAATTATATCCCTTTCCTCCAGTAGTTATTCCAACATAATCTATTCTAGAAATTCCTCTTATTGTCGCTACCGTAGGAACACTTAAATAAGGTCTAAGAGTATTATCTGTTGGATAATCATAACCGTCTTTTACTCTTACAAAAGAGTCTATTTTACCAATAGATGTAGAAGAAGGTTTAATTGATGCACCAGTTCCATTTTCAGTTTGAATTCTCAGAAGGTTTGGTAGTTTTTTATAACCTTTTCCTTGATAATTTATTTTTAATTTTTGTATTGGACCACTAGCACTTAGAGAAGTAGTTGAATAAAATACAGAACTTATTCCAGAGTTTAAAGAATAATCCATATTTTCTGGTTTATTCTTTAGGCTAACTCTAAATTCACTACTTCCTATGGAGACTACTTCATAGTCATCATTTAGATAACTAGAAATTATGGATATTTTATTTCTACCCATAACATCTATATCCGAAGAAATTTGGTCCTTTTGGTCATTTGCAACAGTATTTGAAATTAAATTATAGTATATCTCTTTTTCTGTTTCAAATGTATCTGAATCCAATATTAGGAAAGAGTCCTCAGTTCCTGCTGGAATTGAATTTCTATTGTATTTGTAATCTTCTAATTCTTTAATGAAATTGATATCTTTATAAAATTTTAAATCCATCTCACTCAATGACGGGTCGGACAAATCAAATTTTATAGAAGAACCTTTTGTTAATTTTATTGGTGGATTTATAAATCCTATTTTATTGATTCCAACTGATGAACTATAGATAGATACATAATTTCCCTCCAATGCATCATAATAAGAATTTGCAAGTCTAATTTTATTAGCAGATGTTTTTATTACGTAATAGGTTTCATTGTTTACTAAATCTGATAGCAATCCAGTACTGTAATATACTATTTTTTGACCAGTTTTCAATAAATCACTTTCTATTTCTATCTCTGAAGTTGTAAAATTAACTGCAGATGTGGGGAAAGATAAAATATTAGTTACTATTTTTCTTAAATTTAAATCATATGTTAAAGAATAAGTATCAATATAATTTGGATTGATATTAAATCTAACAAAATCATTATTGTTTAATTGGTGATTTTCTAAGGTTGTTACTTCCAAATAATAATTCTCAACAGAAGCATTCACTAATTCATAATTAGTTTTAAGTGAATCAGTTTTTCCTGTGGTCCCAGTTTTATAGAAAAATAGTGATTTAAAATTTGTCCCAATTCCAACAGAAGAAGTAAATCCAACTGTAGAGATACCAAGATAGTTTGGTCCATAATTTACTGCATAGACTTTTTGGTTATTAACAAGTCTAAATGAAGAAGCTTCCGTAGAATCTGAGACAAGAAGTCCATTTCCATAAGGTCCAATATTATAAGTTAACTCTTGTCCTGTAGTAAAGTTATGATTTTTTACAAAAATAGATTTCTGTGGAACTCTTATATTATCTCCTTTATAATCTGTATAATTTGAACCTGTTGTTCCTATTCCTATTAAACTTGTTGGGTCAAAAAATACTATTTTATTTTCCTTTATGCCATAATTAACTCCATTTTCTGTGAAAGAAAATTTATTTGGTAATAAAATTACTGAAGAAATTCCAGCAGCATGTGTAGAATATCCAGATATTCTATCGACATAAAATCTTGATTCGTCACTTAAAATATTGGTAATTCTCATGACTTCATTATCAATTTTAATTAAATCACCAGTTTCAAATCCTTGAACATCATTTACTGCAATACTAGTAGAAAATCCTGTTATTATCGATGGAATGGATTCTACTAAACCAACTTTTTTCTGATTTACAAATATTTTTTTTGAACCTTCTAAGTTTTTATATTTTATTGAGTTAAAACCATTTATATTAATAATATCACCTGTAACTAAATCGTGAGGAATAGATGTAATTCCAACGATAGTATTTTGCTTATCGATAAATGATACATCTTTAAAGGTAGAAACTCCAATTTGAACAGTATTTAGATTTTTACCTCTTATTTCAGATACTCTTGCAGACAATCCAGAACCAAAAGTTTCATCATTATCAAATATTAATTGGTCACTAATCTTATAATTATTTCCAGACGAAAGAATTGAAAGTGATTCAACAGAAGATGATAAAGTTTGACTTACAGAGAATTCTTGTTGATATTTTTTATCAACAGAATTTAAAAATATAGATCTAGTTTTATTTGAATTTATATAATATGGGGAAACATTTCTAACTATGTTTAAAGTACTTATATCAAATTCTTGATTAAATCTTAAATCGTAATTTTTCTCTATAAGTGAATCTTTAGTTTCACTTGCTATTACATATGGATATAGTGGATTTGATAGATTAATATCATCAATAGTATAAAAATATGCATATGTTCCTTCAGGAAAATCTGGGGTGATGCAAAATCTACCATTATACTCATCCAAATCACCATATGAACGGACAAATGCATAGTCCTGAACAAAAAAACCATCTGGAAAATCTGGTCTTAAATTATTATTTGTTTCAATATTCAATAGATAACTTGTTTCAACTCTTTTTATTTCTGAACCAACTTGTCCATATGGACCATAAATTGGATTTCCATCATATGCCCATCCAATAATCGGAGAATGGACTAAATTTGTAAGTCTTTCATTGCTATCAACTAAACTAATATTATCATTTAATTCTTTTCTTAATTCTTTTGGTGGATAAAAATTAACAAATTGAAGTCCTAATTCACTATTTTTACTTGGAACAATAATTGCTTCATCTTTATTTTTTGTATAGTCAATTAAATCTTTATTTTTTTCTATCTGATTTATTTTCCACTCATTAACATTGGCTATAAATTTAGTACCAGAACCTCTTTCTAGTACTGTCAATTTTGTTTCTTTTGTATAATTTATTCCACCGTTAAGTACCTTAACGTCAACTATTTTTCCATTTTCAACAACTGCGTATAATTCTGCAAAACTACCTTCATCTGAAATTAAAATATCAATTCCTTTAGTATAATTGGCACCTTGACTTAAAATTTGAACATCAATAATTTTCCCATCAATTATTACTGGTTTAATTTGTGCTATAGATGATGGTTTACTTACAGAAACATTTGGCCTTCTGTGGAAGTTAATAATATCTGAAGTTCCATATTTTTCTCCAGATTCGATTATAAAAGTGCTATCCGCAGGACCAATTACCACTGGGTCTAATATAGGTTCAACTTCTACAGAAGAAGTTATTCCCGACTGAACTTCTATTCTTAATTTAATAGGAGGATATGAAAAAGTTTGATATCCAGAACCTACACTATTAAGTTTTACATATTTTTGATTTGTATAATCGTCATATTTGGGTTCAATTATTCCTCTTGTTCTTATTCTATCAAAAGTACTAACATACGAGGACAAATTAGGTCCAGGTTCCACTTGTGCTCCCCACAAATAAAATCCATTTGATGTTGAACCTACAAAACTTCCACCACCAAGAGTAGAATTATTTCTGACTTCTAATACAATATTGTCAAAAACGTTTGATTTATATGTAACTGAGCAACGATACCAACCATTTCCATAATATTCCATCTTTGCATCTTTAAATATTGTATTCGTTGATGGTTTGGTTACAACTGTTCCTGTATTTAAATCAAAAACCGGAACTTCAATTGGAGATGCAACTTTTGAACCTGCACCAGATATTTGAAAATATCTGTACAAAGAAGCAAATTTTTTAACAAATACACTTAAAGTAAATACTTCACCAATAGTAAAAATATTTCCCTGAACAGAAGCACTTAAATTGTGAAGAGAATTCGCACTGGTCAATCTTATCAAATCTGCAGTCTTAGTTCCGTCTGGAGCAATTTCAAAGTTGGGTACTATTGGTTGTAAACCAGTTCTTTGCCAAGCAAGACCATTATCAAAATTTTGACTATATTTTAATAGATTTGTTGTATCTTCTTCATATCCAGTTTCAGATAATCTAAATTTGTTTTTATCTAAAACTGTAACTGCATATAAGGTAGTTGTAGATAATCCAGAAATTGATTCCTCTTCATACGAATATTTTACTAAATCTTTATTATTAAAGTTATGATTTTTAGCAAAAACATAATCATCAAATGTATTGATACCATTAGTTAGGTTATCTGCAGATAAAGTTCCATTAACAACAACTTTTTTGTTAGAATATCCAGAGCCAGGATTTTTTACATAAACTTTTGTTATTGTATTTTTTGATTTTAAAGTTCTTAAATAGTGAATTCCATTAGTAACTGACCTAAATTGAATCGGATTTGTTCCACTTACACAATCATCTTTCGTCCTATACAATTTAACTTGAGTTGAATTTAATGTTTCGGCAAAATATGAAGTGCCATCTGATAATTTTGGAAAAACGAATTCTCCAGGGCTTACTTCCTCTTCATATGAAATATTAACATTTCCATTTGAATCATATATTACTTCTTCGCAATTATTAAAATTATGTGGTTCTGTAAATGTTATAATATTTAAAGCAGTATTTACACCATTTCCATCTCCTCTAAAAGCAGCATTTACTTTTGATTTAACCAAATTTGGTTCAACAACTGCTCCAGTTCCATTTCCACCAGTTAAAGTAATTTTTGGTTTTATTTCATATCCAATTCCTGGTCTGACAATTTTTACCTCTTTTAAACTGCCTATTAAATTAAGATGAGCAGAAGCACCAAAACCAATTTCATCTTCAACTACTAAAGGTGAGTAGTTTATAATATCGTAATCCTTACCTTTATCAGTTATTAAAATAGAATCTAATTTGCCATAGTATAAGTTTTCATCATACAAAGTTGGTGAATATATTTCAACTCCATTGGATAACAAACCAATAGTTCTGTTATTTGTTGACCTATCTCCAGCCTCTTCAAATATAGATTCTTTCTTTTTAAAATTAAACTTCTTAAGTATTTTTTGATTTTTTAATATTTTGTTCTCATAATCTAACTTTACGAATGATTCCCCTATTGCACCAGGATTTAATTCTATAAATTTCTTATTAAATAAATCACTTTTACTTGATGCCAAATTTAATTTAAAACTATCATTAACATCTCCAATAGTGTTTACAAAATATATTCCACTAGAAATACCTGAAGATGAATTTGAGAAATAATAAATTTTTTCTCCTGTATAAAATTTATGAATAGATGTAGTGTTTAAAACTGTAGTTTTTGATGAACCTACTTCAGTAAAAGTATTAATTTTTCTGTCTTGAGCATAAATTGGATAATATGGAAGACCACTTGATGCTACATAAAAGTAATCTTTATTTAAATCTGCATAAGTATTTTGTACCAATGATGTTGATGAATTAATTCCAGAAAAATAATTCCCATCAGAAACAGCATACGCAATATCTCTCTTTACTGTATTTTTTTGTTTTATATCAGAATCTGTTTGTACCTGAATTTTATTTTCAGTATCAAATGTCTGAATAACTAATGCAGAAACGGGAACATCATCTAAGTCATTATTATTCAATAATAAAATGGTTTCTTCATTATAAAACTTTACTTTATCATAAAAATTAACTGTCCAAATATTTCCACTTGAACCAGATGGTCCTGAAATTGATTTAATTTCGGAGATTATTGGGATATTATATTGCCAACAATTAAACTGTGGGAAGTCATCAAATTCTTCACCAAAATATGATAAAGAAATTTTATCTTTAACTCTTAAATTAGAAGTTTTAGATAAGTCAAAATTATCAATTATAGTTAAAACTCTAAATTCTATTTTTGAACCATCATCTAAAAAAGAATATGCAAAATTATTTGATACTACTTCATCATTAACATCAAAATCAAAATCAATACCACTCACACCAAAAAGTTGTGTCAGAGTTTTTTCTTGGTACTGAATTTTTACAGGGGTTTCATATAACTTTGAGACGATAAAAGCTTCACCACTATTGGGAAATCCAACTGTAGAGTCTACAGTAAGGGTTTTATCTCCCTCAAAAACTTGCTTTAATATATTAGTTTTCTTAGTACTTTCAAATGGGAAGGTTATAGATTCAGTATCTAATGAAACTTCATATAAAAATCTATCTTCTACTGGTCTTATTTCTACATTGTAAACAGATGCACTTGAGAGGTCACCCTGGAAAAGAGTTTTTCCAACCATCTCAAAAGGGTCACCTCCAGAGATTTTCTCTAAAGTAATTTTTTTAGTTACAATGTAATTTGTACTTGAAGATTTTAATGTATATTCTTGTGGTTTAATTATTTCAATATCTTCATTAAAAAGAATTTTGAACAGAATTTTATATGAAGTATCTGTTCCTTTTGAAGCATAAAAATCTTTTGCTCGTGATAAAATATTTTTAATGTTTATTTCATCGACAAAATTTCTATTTTCAAATCCAGGAAGAAACTGATATTTAAATTTCTCAAATAATTTATTGAAAAATAGTGCTGTAAGATTCTGAACTTCTGAATCCTTCAAATGAGAAGTTGCTTCTGTTGTTGTAAATGTCAGAGAATTAGTTTTTAAATTGTCTATTCCACTAAAACCTCTAACACATCCAGTGAAAGAATTAGAAGTTTTGCCTGTGTAGGTAATAATTTCATTATCAATTTTCAAAAGACCATAACTATCTGGAAACCCAACAGTATGATTAACTAATATAACGTCATCCAATGCCATTGTGTTTAAAGACAAAACACAAGGAACTACATTTGAAAAAAATGTTTCGTTATTAAAATTATCAATTGACTTATATTTTGTTATATTATTAGCTAAGTCAACTATACCTGTTTGATACTCTTGAGAGATATAATATTGAGTTAAAAATTCTTTAAATAACGGTGAATCACTGTTGAGAAACTCTGGAATTTGAGTATCTACAAAGTTTTGGATTTTTACTCTTTTGATTTCTGACATTTTATCTCGTATATTCTCCGTTGGTATAGCTTGATGAAGTTATATAAGTCGTTGCTGATGTATTTTCACCAGAGGAAATCGTATCCTCTATCATATTTACCAAAGTATTTTGAATACTTAATTCTAAATATATATCCTTAAAAGCAATGACATCATTAGATTCTGGAACTGCTTGAACTTGTATTCCTTCTGGATTTAAAGAACTAGTTATATTTACAATATTTACCATAATTTCACCTTTGATATAATCAACTTTACCTGCATTCTTATTGACAACAAAAGGAACATTGTCTTTCAATGTAAAAAAGAATAAAGTACCAAAATTATCATCAACTGGAACATCACTCATATAAACTATTCCATCAACACCATCAATAGTGAATCCAGTAGTTTTTATATTATATCCACGATTATCTTCAAAATTGTTTTTCTTGATATGAAATTGATTTCCAAAACAAAGTTCATACATTGCAAGTTTATTATACTCTGGTTGCAAATCTCTTCTCATTACAACCTTAGTTATATTTGAGGTAATTGAATCACTGGTATTATCAATCAGAGAACACAGTTTACTGTATTTTAGTCTTCCACCGAAGTTATTAATTTCATAAGATGAACCAAAATCTTTCAAAGTATCATATACTTTGGTTTGAAGGGCACTTACATTAGAGGTTGTAGATTTATTGTAATAAACATTTGAAACCAATTCAATATAAAGATATTTCAAGTCTACAATTTCTGGTTTGATTCCTGCTATTGAATATTGTCTTAATTTCTTCTTAATTTCATTTTTTGATATTTCTGATATAAACTTTCCTTGTCTTGGTTTTATTGATATGAAAACCTTTCCATACTCTGGTGGGTCCAATTCATCACCACCATAAGCAGTAACAGATTCAACATTTGGGAAAATATAAGGAATTAAACCTTTATAATCATTTGCTGTCACTGCTCTATATTGAGATGCATAAACTCTTGGTGCTAAGTATTTTACAGAATCAATAGATTCTATATCATCACCATTCTCTGATCTTTGAACTGTAGTGACAGCAGAAATGCCAGTAGTTAACTTATTTCCCACATCATCGACTAAAACACCAGAGAAGGTAAAACTTGCTGCTCCATCGACTTTAGAACCGTTTGTTACAATATAATTAATTTCAATCAAAGAACCAGATATTGGTTTTTTTCCTAAAACATTATCTCCAAAAACAATTTCATATTTTTCATCTTCAACTTCTTGAACTAAAAATATCTTTGAATTCTTATCTACACTAAAAATATTAGTGTATAATTCATATTCCTCTGTAATTTTATTCCTTACAAATACACGAATCGTTGAAATATCTACTCCAGTATTTGGAATAACAAATTTTTGATTATATTGGGTTTTATCTACACTAAATCTTTTTGTTAGGTATATCCCTTCATAAACATTTATACTGTTAAATGATGCAACACCAAAGTTATCAACAGGCACTGTAATGTCTTCTGGTATTGAAAATATATAATTTCCTCCTTGAATAGCACCTAAACACGCAGAACCTGCCTTTAATGTTACAGTTCTTAAATCAGGGTTTCCTGTGTTTACTGTAAAACTAATCTTTGCATTTGATGCTCTCTTTGACCTTGGAACATAACCTATATTTCGTGCAAGAGAAACTACATTTTCTCTAATTGTAGCACTATCAATAAAAGATTCATTAACTGCCATATTGGTATTATAGGCAGTTATATAAGAATTATAAGCAAGTATATCAATTAAAATGGAAAAGTTTGATCCTTCAAAATCAAAATCTGTGAAATTACTATTTGCTCTCAAATAATCTTTTATTTGAGATCTTAGATCTTCAAAATCTAAATTAGTAAATTGATTGAAGGCCATTATATTCTACTGGGAAGTAAAAGAAACTCTATATTTTGTGATGGAAATGCTTGTCCAATGATATCATATTCAATTTTAATCAAAAGATCGTTAGAATCTTCTGGATATTCAATAAAAATATCTCTCAATGTTATTCTTGGTTCGTAATTATTTAAAAGAATAGTAATTTGTTCCTTTAAAAAAACAGAAGTTTCATCTGTTTGCAATTCAAACAAAGAAGATTCCACATCAGAACCTAATAAATTATTAAAAAATCGTTCTCCAATACGAGTCCTCACCAAATTCATCACAGATTTCTTAATTGCATCTTCATTAATCAGTGATGTCAAGTCATTTGTGATTGGATTTCTGGAGAACGATAAACTAATGTCTCTAAATGCTCTAGAGATAGTTATTGACATTCAACTTTACAAGTGCATTTAATATATCTATAATGGTTTTCAAATTACTTTTCCATAGACTGGTTCAGTCCCATAACTCCAGTCGTCGTAATCTTCATCATTACGTATTTTTTCATGCAATTCAGTTTGTTTTTTGAAATTATGCTGTTTTGGGGCAGAGTCATGCATAATTTCTTGAATCACTCTCTTTGAAGAGTTATCTTTATAGTCAGTGATAAGACTTTTTGTACCCCACATTTGGTACATATAGTTCTTATCTCGGTCAACGGGTAAATTTGACATAAAAAACTCCTGTTTTTCTTTGAAAACAGAACTTTTATTTGAAGGAGGTTCCTATCTCCTTCCTTTTATTTAACGATTTAGATATCTTAATTTATAATTTTCAGAATTTAGATATTTTAACAACTCTAATGCGATTATTTTTGGATTTCCTGGTCCACATGTATAAACATCAATCGCAATACACCCATTTTCAGGCCAAGTGTGGCAAGAAACATGACTTTCTGCAAGTGCAATTACAATTGTACATCCTTGAGGAAGAAAACAATGAGAAAAAATGTTCAAAATTGTCATTTTTGCACGTTCAATACCTCTTTCCATCGTTTCTTGAAGAGATATTACATCATTTAAAAGACTAAAATCAACATCATGCACCTCTAAAAGCAGGTGATTTCCCATTGAAAACTTTTCCAACTAAATTTTCCGCAAAAACCTATTTATTTCTTCTCTAAATCAGTAATTTCGTACATATAGTGGTCAGAAGTTTCTATTTTTCTCTTATTTTCAACAGAATAAACAGTTAAATCAATTTCATATCCAGGATTTTTATCAATCCTATTAAATGTCCAGGCATTATCATACCAAATGATACGATTATTTGGATAAGCATAGTAATTTCCAGTCTCAACCTTGAATAAATGAGCACATTTGTGCTCTGGGGTCTCTGAAAAATTCAAATCAGTAA